AACATTTCGTTCCAATCATCGCCGCCAACGGTTTTAACTTGCGTGCTTGGTGAAATTGTTTCACGTGGAACACTGCCACGAAATAAAATGTTTCACGTGGAACACAACACCAAGAGTTAATAAAAGTTAAAACGAAAATAAAATGTGCGCTTATGCTTGTATGTTAGAAAAAAGTTGTATCTTTGCATCGTGTTAAACAATTAAATACTTTATCAAAATGAAAACAACAGATTTAATTTACGAAAATCAGAAAGTGTTAAACGCAATGCAAAACTTGGTATTGCAAAGTAAGAAACACATTGAGTTTTTGGCGGCAAATGCGCCCGAAATTCGTACCAACTTGGAAAGAGTTGCCGAAAGTATGCAAACGCTTGCCGATATGCTGGAAAATCAAATCGTGCTTAACCGTGATACACGCATCAATTTTGCGAAAGAAATCGCCTGCAAAAATCAATCGTATGATTTTATCGCCACTGAAAAGTTGGTCGGTCGGTTCAAAACCTTTTGCGAATGTTACCCGACAGACTTGTACATCGGTTTAACGGGTGTTGAAACATTGCAGGATAAATAACATCAGCAAGCACAAAGAAAAGGCGGTAACAATCAAGTTGCCGCCTTTCTTGTTATCCTGCATTGCAGTTACTCAATATAAACGCCGTCAGATAAAGCCGTGTATATCATTTCCTGCTCATCTGCAAGCATTTCGGCGGTGTGTATGGGTGTAACATCATCAAAGATATTAAACCCTCTGAAATCGCCTAAAATGCCCGTTTGTCGGTCGGTGTTTCGCCCGTTGCTTGCGCTCTCGTACCACTTGCAGTAAATGTAAGGTTCTAACCCGTAATATAACATTTCGTTCCAATCATCGCCGCCAACGGTTTTAACTTGCGTGCTTGGTGAAATTGTTTCACGTGGAACACTGCCACGAAATAAAATGTTTCACGTGGAACACAACACCAAGAGTTAATAAAAGTTAAAACGAAAATAAAATGTGCGCTTATGCTTGTATGTTAGAAAAAAGTTGTATCTTTGCATCGTGTTACTTAAACAACTTGAAATTATGAAAGAGTTAATACAACAGTTCAGAGAGCAGCCGAAAGAAGCTATTAAAGAAGTTGCAATGTGTGTTATGATTTTCGCCGTATGTGGTGCGATGTTGTTTTTATCTGCAATCTTGCAGGGTTGCGACGTTTCAAAGGGTACAACGGTACGGGGCAAGGCAACGATAATCACAACCGATACAACGGTAGTCAAACACAACGGTACGTTGAAATTTAAGAAGTCTATGTTTAACAATTAAAAGTTTACTACAATGGAAGAAAAAAGAAACGCATTTGACGAATTTTCGTTTGCCGCTTTGTCGGCGTTGGGGAGCCTTATGGCGTGTAATGAAGTTTGCCGCGACCAACGTGCGGTTATGAAAATAAACCGCTTTCGTGCGTGGCTTATGGACTTGAAGCCGCAAGACAACCCCGAACCGAACTTGCCGTTTGACGGCGAACCGCAAGGACAGACAGCCGAATAATTAACAATAAGTTTAACAATTAAAAGATTACTACAATGAAAAGTTTTGCAAGTAAATTTAACAAGACAACTTTCGGGATTGACACAACCGATTTTCAGTACACCAAGTTAGCCGATATTTTCAATTCTGAAAATGAGGGCGGCAAAGATGTGGTACACAAAATCAATGGGCTTTACGTACATAAGTCGCAATTAGGTGACAGCCCCGTAATTATTGATGAGGAAAACAAACGGCTGGTGAACCTGCCAAGCCACACCGCCGAAACGGCGCGTGAAATACTTGCCGATGATGAGGCGGTACAAACTATCAAAGACGGCAAAGTCGGGTACACGATTTACGAGTACGAGAGCCACGGCAAGAAGTGTTATTCGATTTCGTTTGTGGACTTGTAAGAGTTTGGAAAGTTATGTTTAACTTTGTAGGGGTTGCAATGTTTGTAACCCCTATTTAATATAACAGCGTTATGGTAAAAATCAAGGTTAATTTTTCGCCGTCTGTATATGCGAAAACAAGCAGGCTAAAATTAAAGAGAGAGATTTTGCAAGCCGTTGAGAGTAGCCCCGAAATGCGTAAAGAGATTGCACGTGTTTTCCAAATGGCAAACCGCCGTATCCAAAACATTGAAGCAAGCGGACAACTTTCGCCAGCCGTGCAAGCCTTAAACAAGGGTGATATAGAGGGGTACACAAAGTTTTCAATGAAGCACGATTGGAACGCCTTAAAAGTTGAGTACGGCAAGGCGATTTCGTTTTTACGCCAGCCTACCAGTACGGCGCAAGGTGCAAGGCAGTACGGGCAGCACCTGCAACGTGTGTACGACTTAACACCCGATGAGTACAACCTCATGGCAAGGAACTTGCAAGGCAAGTTAAACAGCGTTTCAGACAGCGACTTTGTAGAGCGTTATTTGATGCGGTACAAGGATTTCACGGGCGAAATGGAGCAAAGCGCACGGGATATAAGCACCCAGATAGAGAGCGAAGCCGAAAGCATTTCACGGGCGATTGACGATGAGATAGAGAGAGCCGCAAATGAAGCGGCAAACAAAATTGACGATGATATAGACCGGATACTACAAGGTTTTAATGAATTAGGCTTATGAAAAAAATACCTTTTGAGTTACAGGAAAGAATAAACAGCCCGACCGAAATAAACGAAATACTGAAAGCCGCCGTAAATGAAAAGAACATTATCGGAAACAGCAAGGGCGAACGATTTTACAACGTGCCGTGCGCCTTTGATATTGAAACAACAAGTTTTTACCGTGATACGGACGGGCGGGCGTACACCTACGAGCAAACGCGGCGTATGCAGGACGGGAACGGGCGCAAGGCGAAATTAGAGAAAGCCGCAATAATGTACGTTTGGCAGTTTGGCATAAACGGGTACACGATAATGGGGCGCACGTGGGGCGAGTTTGTCACGATGATGCAGACCGTAAGCGAGGGTTTGCAGCTGAATGACAAATTACGCCTTATTGTGTATGTGCATAACCTTTCCTACGAATTTCAGTTTTTGCGCAAGTGGTTTGAGTGGCAACGGGTTTTCAGTATTGACTTACGAAAACCGATTTACGCAATAACAACGGGTAACATTGAGTTTAGATGCAGTTACTTGCTTTCGGGTTATTCGCTTGCAAAGTTGGGTGAGCAACTTATGAAATACAAGTGTGCGAAAGCCGTCGGCGATTTGGACTACCAGCAAATAAGGCACAGCGAAACGCCGTTAACCGATGCGGAAATACATTACTGTATAAACGATATTAAAGTAGTGATGTGCTACATACAAGAACGTATCGAGGAAAGCAAAGGGATAACGCGCATACCGATAACAAAGACGGGGTTTGTGCGCAAGTATTGCCGTGCGCACTGTTTGCGTGAAAAGAGCGATGCAGGAAAGACCGTGCCGAATTGGGATTACGTGAACTTGATGCAGGAACTACAAATTACGGGTATGGACGAATTTAATATGCTGCAACGTGCGTTTGCAGGCGGCTTTACACACGCAAACGCCGAATATACAGACGAAATAATGTATAACGTGGATAGTTACGACTTTACAAGCAGTTACCCGTATGTAATGATAGCGGAAAAATACCCGATGTCGCAAGGCGTTGCAGTCACGGTTAAGAGCATGGCGCAATTTGAGTTTTTAATATCAAAGTATTGTTGCGTGTTCGATATTGAGTTTACCAGCATATTTGCCAGCGAAACGCAAGACAACCCGATAAGCGCAAGCAAATGTTTTGTTAAGGAAAACCCGTGCGAGAATAACGGGCGTATTGTGGCGGCTGCAAAAATTGCGCTGACAATTACGGACGTGGATTTTAATATAATCAAAAACTTTTATTCATGGCAAAGTATGCGTGTGGGCAAAATGTATTGTTACAAGAAAGACTATTTGCCGACACCGTTTGTAAAATCTATCCTGCATTTGTACGAGAGCAAGACGAAATTAAAAGGGGTTGAGGGCAAAGAAGTGGAATATCTTAACAGCAAGGAAATGTTAAACAGTTGTTACGGTATGAGTGTTACCAACCCTTTGCGTGATGAGTTTACCTATAACGGCGAATGGGATATAAACTCAATGACAGCCGAACAAAAGCAGGGACTTTTATATAAGTACAACACCAGCAAAAACCGTTTCTTGTTTTACCCGTGGGGCATTTTCGTAACCGCATACGCACGGCGCAACCTTTTCACGGGCATACATGAAGCAAAAGACGATTATATTTACAGCGACACGGACAGCATTAAAATAATGAACGGCAAAGCGCATGAAGCGTATTTCAAGGCTTATAATATGCAGGTGCAAATGAAATTGCGTGCCGCCTGCAAGCACCACGGTTTGCCGTTTTCCCTTTGCGAGCCGCAAACGATAAAAGGCATAACAAAGACTTTGGGCGTTTGGGATTTCGAGGGTACATATACAAGGTTTAAGACTTTGGGAGCTAAACGCTACATGGTGCAAGAACCGAACGCACTAAAAGCCAACGGCCGGGCATACGATTTCAGTCTAACCGTTTCGGGCGTGAACAAAAAAGCCGCTATTCCGTACCTTATTGAAAAGTACGGCGCAAACGGGATATTCGATGCGTTTACCAACTATTTGGATATGCCGCCAGCGGCAACGGGCAAAAACATACATACGTACATAGACTACGAGATACAAGGCGAGATAACCGACTACAAAGGCAGCACGGCGCACTACAACGAACGCACGGGCGTACATTTAGAGCCAACGGGTTACAGCCTTTCGCTTTCGGTTATGTACATAAACTATTTGCGAGGTATCAAGTTTAAGGACTAAAATAATAAGAGTATGACAACAAGAAAGACAAAGACAGACAAGCCGAAATTTTACGACTTGAAAGCGATTTTAAGCAAGAACGCCGATTATAACGTGATATTCGGCGAGCGTTCAAACGGCAAGACTTACGCCGCCTTAAAATATGGTTTGGAAAACTATATCAAGACGGGCAAACAAATGGCGTATATACGCCGTTGGCGCGAGGATTTGAGGGGCAAACGTGCCGAAAGTCTGTTTGCGAACCACACCGCAAACGGGCTTATTGAGGAACTGACAGAGGGCAAATTTAATGAAGTGTTCTATATGTCGAACAAATGGTTTTTGTCGTACTACGATGCAGAGAAAAACAAGCGTACACCCGACCCGACACCGTTTTGTTACGGCTTTTGCCTTTCAGAGCAAGAACACGAAAAAAGCAGCAGTTACCCGAATGTCACAACGATAGTGTTTGACGAGTTTCTGACACGGCGGTATTATTTGCCCGATGAGTTTATGTTGTTTATGAACCTTTTAAGCACGATAATACGCCAACGCAACGATGTCAAGGTTTTCATGTTGGGGAACACCGTAAACAAGTTTTGCCCGTACTTTACTGAAATGGGATTGAAACAAGTGCCGTTTATGGAGCAGGGAACGATAGATATATACCGCTTTGGCGAACACGGTGCAATAGTGGCGGTTGAGTATTGCAGCACGATAGTACAACACAAAGCCAGCAACAAGTATTTTTGTTTCGATAATCAAAACTTGCAGATGATTACGGGCGGTAAATGGGAACTTGCAGTATATCCGCATTTGCCTTGCAAGTACAAGCCGCAAGACGTGTTGTTTGTGTACTATATCAAGTTTAACGATGTTGTTTTGCAAGGAAACATTATACAAGTCGGCAGCGAATGTTTTACGTACATACACGCCAAAACAACCCCGATAAAAGATGAGGAAAACAGCCTTATTTATTCGCTTGAAATGAACGGCAAACCGAACTACAAACGCAAGTTGTTAAGTACGGCAAGTTACGTGGAACAACAAGTTGCACGGTTTTTCGCAATAGACAAAGTTTTCTACCAAGACAACGAAGTCGGCGAAATAGTACGCAATTATTTAATTACGAGCGCAAAGACAAACATTGTTTCGCTGAAATGAAAATTACGGGCGGTTTGGTGCAAATTTCGTGCCGGACCGCCCGTTTTACGAAATAAATGCCTATCTTTGCAAGTAGTAACTTAATTTATAACGATATGGACGCAAATACTGTTATTCAAATCATTTCAAGTTTGGGTTTTCCGATTGTGATGTGCGGCGCATTGTTTTGGTATATGGTGAAACAAAGGCAGGCGCACCAAGAAGAAACGGAACACCTAAAAGATACGATTACGGAAAATACGAAAGTGTTAGCCGAACTTACAACCCTAATTAAAGTTTTGACAGATGAAAAGGAAAGATAACATTTACAAGTTGTACCAAGCGCAAATAAGGGATAAGGACACCGCCGTAACCGAATTTATTGCGAACACTTTGGCGAAAACTCAAAGTATGTTTGAGTACGAGGGTTTGCCCGAAAGCATACCGCAAAAAGAATTGGAGCGGCTTTTGCAGACAACGGGCAACGCCTTTGTCACCAGCGTGGACGGGGTTTTGTATGCGCTATCGGGCGGCAAGGGCGGCGAACCCGATGTTTACGGACGGGCAACGCTTTACACCGTGGCGAACCCTGCATTAAAGTTAAACAAAACCTACGATATACAGAAAGACGGGGTTTTGATTGAGAATGACAGCAACGGCGAAAGCCTTTTGCCGCTGATAGGGCGTTATGCGGTATTATATACTGACGGGCTTATTTCGTTGAACACGGCAAGCATTTTGACACGTATTACAATGCTTATAAGTGCCAGCGATGACAAGACGAAACAGAGTGCCGAGGATTTTTTGCGCAAGATACAAGACGGCGAGTTTTCAATTATCGGGGAAAACGCTTTTTTCAAAGGCGTAAATATGCAGACCGCACCGACCACAAACAGCGTGTATATTACGCAACTTATTGAGTTGGTACAATACTACAAGGCGAGTATGTACAACGAATTGGGGCTAAATGCAAACTACAACATGAAACGGGAACGCCTAAATTTGGGCGAGGTATCAATGAATGTAGATGTACTTTTGCCGTATGCGGATAATATGCTAAAAGAAAGACAAAATGCAGTTGAAAAGATTAACGCAATGTTTGACACCGAAATTTCGGTTAAACTTGCTTCAAGTTGGGGTTTGGAAAGGGATAATTACAACGCTTTGGCGGCTGATTTGGAAACGGCAGAGGAAAACCCCGACCCGACAGACGAACCCGGCCCGACAGAGGAAACAACCGAAACGGACGGAAACGACACGGAAACAGAGGAAACGAAAGAAACGGAAACGGAAACGGACGGAAACGACACGGAAACAGAGGAAACGAAAGAAACGGAAACGGAAACGGACGGAAACGACACGGAAACAGAGGAAACGAAAGAAACGGAAACGGAAA